ATAAGTTTCCTCCTGCGGCGTAAAGCCGGTTTGTTGTGGTGGCGGGCGCAGTGGAATTTCTTAGGTAAAGAATTCCGTTTAAGTCTAATTTTTCATTTGGACTCGTAGTACCAATACCTACCTTACCGATAGAAGTGATGCGCATTCTTTCGTGATCGTTGCCTCCCGAGCTAGTAGTTGTTCCAAAAACTAAATTACCATCTTCTGCGGCAGAAATTCCAAAATCATCGTCATTCAATCCATTTACTGCATAATCTCCACCTCCAATGTAACCTTGTACTGTGTTATTTTTTCCAAACCACAAACCTCCACTGTTTCCTGCGGTAAGAGTAGGGTTTATCATTGCGGTCCCATTAATTTCTAATTTTGAGCCAGGATTCGCAGTACCAATACCTACGTTGCCTGATGCATCTTTGTAGGTCAATGTGCCAAGTGACACATCACCATTTTCATATGCAGAAATAATTGAATTATTGTGAGCCTTATTTACTACCCAGAAAGCCAATGCATTCGTAGAATCATCATTTGCCTTAACATGGAGAGTTGCACCAGGATTCGTAGTACCAATACCTACGTTGCCGTCGGGTGCGATACGCATACGTTCAGTTGTTGTGCTAGCCGCAGCATTAGTTTTAAAAACCATAGAACAAACATCATTAAAACCATGTGTATAATTCTCAATTGTAACTCCAAGACTACTAGTTTCTCCAAGATGTAATATTCCTGCAGTTCTAGCAGTAGTGGATCCTGCATCACCATCTCTAATTTGTAATGTCGGAGAAGAACCACCTTGAATTACTAAATTTTTACCAGGATTCGTAGTGCCAATACCTACGTTGCCAGCAGAATCAATAATAGCTCTGGCAGAGCCAGAGGTGAAGAATTTTAATTCATCATTATCTGACCCAGCAGAATTTTCTGCGGATATATATGTATCCTGATCAACATCAACAACCCCTCCAAGAGATCCCCAAGCATTTCCTGCCCCAAAACCCTCGAATTGATCGGTGGTTGTGTTATATCTAATATAACCTTTATGGGTTGATGAATTTGAAGTTGGGCGTTGAGCGGTCGTACCTTTTGGTATTTTTAAAGCATCCGTGTGATTGATTTCTAAACCAACAGAGGGAGAAGTTGTTCCTATTCCGACATCGCCTCCATCCTCAATGAAAATTCCATTTCCGTCATCATCCTCCAAAGATAAACCTGCAGCGTCTCTAGCTCTTAACTTATCGGAAAATATATATTTGCCATCAGCAATCCCGACGTGCTCGCTAAAGTCCCAAGAATCTGTAGAGTTGTTCCATAAAATAGTTTTAGGGGTATCCCCATGAAGAGTTATACCTCCTCCATTTGCGGTTATATCTGTTTCTGTGTTAGTAGAAGATATTCCTATTTCAAGATTTTTATCTTCTATTTTAACTGTAGTAGCTTCGACCACAAAGCTCTCGCCATTAACCGTTAAATCTCCATCTACAACGCTATTTCCTGTGACATAAAGATTTCCACCGATATAGGAATTAGAAATTGCGTAATTATCTCCCTCAATAATAGACGAACCTTCGACCAAAGAAGAGCCTTTGGTAAGAGATGAACCTGTTACAGAAAAATCTCCACCAATATAAGAGTCTGAAATAGTAAAGCTATCTCCATCAACTACGGAAGATCCAGAAATCTTTACGCTTTCACTAAAATTCCAAGAATTGTTCCCTAGTCTCCATATTATACTCTTATCTGTAGAACCCTTCAAAGTGAATCCTCCGCCATCAGCAATTGCATCAGAATTATTGCCGCTCCCTGCGTCCCCAATTACAACGTTCGTGTCCTTCACTGTTAATACTGTAGAGTTCACAGTGTTAACCTCTCCCCAAATAAACATATCTCCTTTTAAATATATATCGTCCTTCACATATATATTGGAAAATGTACCGCTATCAAAATAAGCCGTTCCCCATGGTATATTTTCTATACCTAGCCCGCCTTCTCCACTCGCTCTTGGAATTATTATCTTGGTTGTTTTTACTGGATCACATGTCATGTCAAATTATAATACACTGTTTTTAGATTAAAGTTATCGTTTTAATTGGTCTCTTCATTTATTATCACGTCCAGCTTCAAATCGTCCTCTTTGATATCTGAAGAAAAAGCCACGTTAAAACCTGTGTTTGTAACATTGTAAACGGAATAAGAATAAAAAGATTGGGGTATAGATTCGGACCTAATTGAAACACATACTTGCGCACCGGAATACTCCTCTTGTGCGCCAATACTTAAATAATCAAAAGATATAGCGCCCACACCAGATGGAATGTCTAAAGACGAAGAGAATGCTGAATTAGATACAGAATTGATCTTTTGATCTAAAGTTCCAGATACAGAAAGTAAAGAAGATTCGTTAGAATCTCCAAGGTTTCTGATGAATTTCCAATCTAAAGAATTATTTTCTCCAGTTTTTTCGTACAAAGCGTTTTCCTCAGAATTTATATATTGAGAACCTACAACCCCTGCAGCCTTTAAGCTTCCAGAAGGGTGCCCAAGATCAGAAATCAAAGGTTTTCTTATACCTAGATTAGCATTTACAAAGGTCTCGAACGCGCCCATGTCTTATTTATCCCTTTTACTGTGAAAGAGTAATGCTGCAGAATATAAATCGAGATCATGGTCTGAAGCTATATCCTGAATCTCTATTTTAGTGCTCAAACTTTCTATACTCTTAGAAGATTCAATGCATTGCCTTATCTTATTTTCCCAGTTATCAGATTCTTCTGAAATTATAATTGCAGCACACAACTCATCAAGCATCTTTTTCTCCACCTTGCTTAATCTTTTTTTTGAAGATTTGTTTTTCATTTCAGATTGTGCTATTTTTTTTAAATCTTCTGTTTTATATATGGTTTTTTGAAGATTGTCTCGGCTATACAAAATTTTTGCGGAAGATTCTTGAGGTATACCTGATGTGCCAACAGGTCGGCCGGTTTCGCGCTTAGGTTTTAGCGAATCAGGCGCTTGCTTATCAGTCTGAGGCGGGGGGGTTATCATTGGAGTTCCTCCAACAATAGGGTTGAACATTCCATTTTTTCTTTGTTTTATAAAATCCTTTTGTGCAAGATCTAAATCTTCGGAATTTGGATATATACCCTTATTTAAAACTTCCATACCTTGCTGCGGAGTAATAACTCCCAATTCCATAAGTCTCGTAGCGACCCTTTGTAGCTGAACCTCATCCTTAACATCGGTCTCCTGAAATTTTACAACAGGGTATTTTCTAAAACCTAAATTTTGGCACACCATTTTGATTTGGGGTTGAAGAAAATCGTACAAGAAAGCGTTTCTCGATTCTTTTAATCTCTCTAGAAAGATTGTGGTTTTAACTTGTGTATTACTGTACCTCTCATCTCCAACTATTACATTCTGCAAACCTTCTTTTATATCTGCATTAATAACTTCGTATTTACTAGGGCCGACAACCTTACTTATATCTGGTATTACAAATTGAGCTTTCGTAGTATAATCGCTTACTAAAACCCTACCAACGCTTTCGTTCTTAAATAAACTCTGCATGGCCTCCATGTTCCTTGGGTTAATCCCCCCTTTATCCGGTTCTGCGCCCATAGTTATAAGAAGTATTACGTTTTCAATAGTTCTGCAAATAGCTTGATCTATTTTCTTAAGCTCTAATTTGAAATTAATATCATCTAAAACAGGGAAACCAAACGGAACAGCAAAAGGTTCATAATCCTGCTTCTTGTAAAAAGAATAGGTTAACCTGGAAGGTTCTAGTTTTATATTTATCCCATCAGAATTATAACCTCCGTTGACTATTTTGTCTTTAATTTCTTGATCAAGCGATTCAAAAACCTCTCTATCGTAATCTGTCTTTGGATTTTTTAATCGCTCTATATCGTACTCTGAAAGGATTTTCTCATAAGCTCCAGATTCAAACGAGCTTGCTTTATTTGCGGTTATATCAAAAGGGTTAAGCATAACATATCTAACTGGCAATTTGCCTGGCTGAAGTGATACGGTTGATCCATAAACCTTGCTCAATTTATCAAAATCGTCTTTAGAAAATTTTCCATCAACCCTATAAAGAAAAATATTACCGCTCCTGTAGTATTCCCTAAAATATTGATCCTTTAAATTCCATAAATTAATCTTATCGAACCATTTAGTTATAAAATCTCTTGACTTTTGTGTACCTCCCTCAAGATAGACCTCTGCGTTAGCAAATTCTGACATAATGTCTATGGCGTTCCTAAAAACGGAAACATTAGCGTAAGCTTTTTGGCATAATTCTATAGACTCTCTTATGTTAACCCCATCAGAACCATAAGTATAAGGTAAAAGTCCGCCAGATATATTAGAAAAGCGATCTTTTTTATTATTGCTATGTATGTAGTTTTTCCTAGATACTGTATCTTCGTTCTTGTTTAAAGATCGAGAGTAATTAGCTTTTGATTCAGAATAAAAAGGCTCCCCAGCGGACATGGGGGTTACTCCCTTAATATCTTCTTGAGCTTTTATATAATCACCGATAGAGCTTACCTCTTTTTTCTGAAACTTGTTCCAATAATCAGACTTTTTATTATATTTCCTTTTGCTCATCTATTATGGTACACGAAAGTTAAAGTAAAGTCTACTTAAAGTTTAAAGTTAACTTTAGACTTTTTATGTGACATTGTTAATGTGTATATATAAGAATGTCAAAGGGAAAAGAAAAAAGATGTGTCGTAATAACAGTCAAAGGGGAAGTCGGGGGCTCTATAATTAACGAATACGAAGAGGTTGGAGGGCCGGACGATGGAGCTGTTTTTGCGACTATAGATCTCGACAATGGTCAAACAATAACTGTAAAAATGTCTGAAATGCAAAACGAATAAGTGTATATCAGACCAGCGGCTAAATAATAGACGCTTTAAATAAAAAATAATCACTAAATTAAAATTATAAAATATCATGATTTTTGCGACAACCACATTAATTTCTGCTTTAAGTATATCCTTAATAGCTGCCTACTTTAGTATAATTGGCCTTGCCACAATATTTCCAGGGTCCATGTATGCGGTGATAGCTATGGGATCTGTACTAGAAGTGGGTAAAATAATAGCTTCGATATGGCTCCACAGAAACTGGAAATCTGCGCCAAGATTAATTAAATTCTATTTATTCTCGGCGATACTGGTATTAATGGGTATAACAAGCATGGGCATATTCGGCTTTTTATCAAAGTCTCACATAGAGCACGAACAAACCGCAGAAAAATCAAGGGCTATGATCTTGCAAGTTGAAAATAAAATAGAGAGGCAAAAGGATTATATAAACAGGCAAAAAGATTTAATAGAGGACGGCCAGAAAAAAAGCGAAAACCTGGGAGATAAAACTGCAGAAAATATAAAATTAGAGCAAGAAAAAATAAAACAATTAACAGATCAATTAAGTAGAGATATTTCGATTGATAATGATATAATACAAAGTCTCAACTCCAGGCTTTTAATACTAGACAACCAATTGAATGAAATAAAAAATAAACCAGGAGGTCTATTTTCAAGCAAAAAGAAAGATGTACAAATAAAAATAGAAGAACAAAAAGCAGAGAGAGTAAGTATATCTGAAAAAATAAATATCGCCGAACTAAGAGTTGCTAAACATAGAGATGAAACTTCTAAAGTAATATCAAAAGTGAGAGATAGAATACAGGAGTATCAATCACTAGGCTTTGAGAAGCCGGAAAATACAGCGTCCAAAGTTGAGACGCTTAATCAAAATATATCTAAAGCTCTATCTGAAATCGACAAGCTCGAGCAAGAAAAATTCAATTACGGAGACGGGACGAGGCAGCTGGAAGCCGAAATTGGCCCCATAAAATATGTAGCAGAATTCATTTCTGATTTTACAGGTACGTCTTTCGATATTAGTAAAGCTGTAAGGATAGTTATACTTATATTAATATTTGTCTTCGACCCATTAGCTATACTTTTAGTCTTAGCGGCCCACATCAGTTTATCAAAAAAATTCCCAAACATAGTCATAGATGAAGAATCTTATATAAAGAAAGCGTCAGAATTAGAATTCAAGGAAAGAGAAATATCTTCAAAAGAACTAGACCTCCAGGAAAGACAAAAAGATATCGACAAAAACTCAAAAATTATCAACCTTCACGAAAATCAGATTAAAGAATATCAAGAGGAAATATCAAAAAATAAAGATTTGGCGAGATCAATGAAGTTGGAGACAGAGAAGAGTATAATTGAACTTGAAAAAAGCTCTCCAGTGAAAAAGGAAATTGATCATTTAATAAAAAAGAAAAAAGAGGAGTTCGCAGAGCTGGAGTCTTTAAGAGAGGAAAAAAGCGAGATTCTCTCAAAGCTAGATAAATTTGATGAAGATTGCAGGGAAATAAAATCTGTATTCACTAAACATGGAGAAACTAAAAGCCGAATAGAAAAACTCAAGCGATCTCTCGAGGAAAGCCTGGAGGAGTTATCTTCCCTTAAAAACCTCAACAAACAGATCGAGCTGGAGAACTCAAAACTTAAGAACGATCGGATAGACTCTTCAAAACTAATATCAGAAATAGATTCCCTCAAAAAAGAAAATCAAACTGTCGAAGCTAAATACAAGCAGTGCTCTAATCTCACACAAGAAGTTAAAGACTTAAAAAAACAGAGAGACAAGCTCTTATCCCAGAAATCACAAACTCAACAGAACTCATTAATAATCAAGAACAATCTAGGCAATGGAACTTTTTCAGTAGAAGTTACTTCTGAAATAGAGGGTTATCACTTATTTACAAAAGTTGGAGACTTCAACAAAGCTGAAATGTTAAACTGTCAAGCTATAGCTTCAGAAATTGATGAGATTTGCCCAGAGAGAAAAGGGCCCTTGCTATCAAAAGTTTTTGATTCTAATATTAAAAAATACCTCGACAACAGGCTTGACAATAGAGAATACAAAAAAAGCAGACCCGAATATAAATTTATATCTTGACAAAACTTATAACATCACCTATAATTAATGGGTGAAAAAGATAAACAAAAGAGATTTGATAAAAAAATTGGTAATAGAGCCTAATTATCAAAAAAGAATATTCTGGGCTAGAGAAATGAAGCTCCTCAACGACCTCATGTCAATCCTTGAAGATTTAGATTTTTGGCAGAAATTGAGAATAAGAAAAGTACCTTCTTTAGCTGTGTTAAAATCAAAAAAAGGATTACTTATACTCAAAAAAAAATATAGAGAATTTTCTTACAAAATACCCAAAAAAGTTTATATTAAGCTTGGAGAGAAAAAAGGTGAAGATAAAAAAATCTTTAAAAAAACAAAAACAATAAGACAATTCATAGATGAGTAAAATAAAAAAAGAACCGCTGCAGACTACAGATCAAATTTCTAAATTCTTAAACGATAAAGACAACCAGAAATACCACTACAACTTTCACGAAGCTGAAGACTACAAGATACCAAGTGGTAGTCTAAATTTAGATATGGCTTTGGGCGGAGGACTACCTTCTGGCGCTCACAGATTCACAGGGATAAACGAAGGTGGCAAAACAAGTTGCGCACTTTCTTTTGCTAGAAACTTCCAGCAACATTTCAAAAAAGAGGGTATGATTATATACATCAAGAGCGAAGGTAGGTTGAGCCCGGAAATGTTAGAGAGGTCTGGGATTGACGTATCCCCTGATAAATTTTTCATTTTTGACTGTAATATTTTCGAGAAAGTTTTTGAACTAGTTAGAGAGCTTGTTTTCAATAACGAAGAGTGTAAAAAATATATGTTTATAATTGATAGCGTTGATGCCTTATGTAGGGTCGGGGATATAGATAAGCCATTTGCCGAATCGGAGCAGGTTGCAGGAGGGGCTTTGATAACGTCAGTTTTTTTAAAAAAAATGGTTTTACCAATATCAAAAATGGGCCATACAATGATACTTACAAGCCAGGTTAGGGTTGAGGTTGCAACCAACCCTTACGCTGCGAGAGGGGGTCCAAAAACAAAAGAGGCAGGTGGTAACGCAGTCAAGCATTACGCAAACTTTATACTTGAATTTCAAGAAAGATATACTTCAGATATGATTTTTAAAAACCCTGCTGCTACAACTTTAGAAGCTAAAGGAGAGCCTATAGGGCATTATTGTAAGATAAAATTTAGAAAAAGCGTTAACGAAAAAACCGGTTCGGTCGTTAGGTACCCTATTAAATATGGACAAAAAAATGGAAGCTCTGTCTGGAGAGCTAGAGAAATATTAGACATGCTTTACTTATTTAAATTGATTAGTAAAAGTGGTGCCTGGATATCTGTCTCCGAAGGATTAATTGAAGAATTAGAGGCGAATAAAATAGAAATCCCGCAAAAGTTCCAAGGTGATCAAAAAATAATAAGCTTCCTAGAGGACAATGATAAACTATCTGATTTTCTATACAAAGACTTCAAAAGCTTAACTGATGCGATTTAAAACTCTTTTAGGGACAGAAAGGACTATCTTAAAATCTAAAAAATACCTGATTAAATGGGAGGGTCCAAGCAGAAGTAAGATACAAAAGTCCACGAAAAAATTTTTAAAAGAGTTCTGGAGTAATCATATTGTATTTGAAGAGTTTCCTATTGCCGGAACTAGACTCTCTCTCGATTTTTATAACGCTAATAAAAAAATAGCTATAGAAGTGCAAGGAAGGCAGCACACACAGTATGTCCCATTCTTTCACGGCAAAAATAAAATAAATTACATAAATCAACTAAAAAGAGATGCGGACAAGTTAGAATTTTGCAAAATCAATGATATAAAATTGGTGGAAATCTACGAAAGGGATGTGGTAGACAAAGAATTATTTATAAAATTTGGAGTAGATCTATAGTTTGTGTAATATAGTATATGAATAACGAAAACATTGATCCAGAAAATTTAAGTGACTTTGACTTTCCAGAAACTATCCTTTCTCAATTATTTGAGTTCTCAGGGTCTACTGGAGGAGATAGTGGTTTCATATTGACTTATGTAAATCAATCAGGAACTTCTTCTATAATAACAAAAGCATCCTCCCCTATTATAGAAATGGGATTAAGAAAAGCATTGGAGCAATATTTAGACCAAGTGGCGACTCAAGATTTACACCTAGACTCTACAGACCTAGGGGACGAAGAAAACCCTTGACATTTTCATTCGGATGTGATACCATTCTTATATGGTATATTCATACGAACTAGAACAACATTTACTGGCGGGACTAATAAAGCACCCCGAAGCTTACCCTCTGATCGCTTCTTTCATAACTGAAAAAGATTTCTTTTCAGACAATAGCATTGTTAATAAAACCGTTTTTTGCGTACTGCGTCAATCCCTGGAAGCTGCAGAAGTATTGGATGAAGTTTTACTGTCTCAAAGGGTTCAGTCTTTAGGTATGTCATTTGAGGACAATATCAACATCTCAGATTATATTAAAGCTTTATCCATGCGGCAAATATCTAAAGACGGGGTGGCGAAAACAGCTAAGGAATTAAAAAAAATCACAGTTAGAAGGGAAATTCACGACGCGTCAATTGATGTAGCAAAAAGCATGAAAAGTATCTCCTCGGGCTCCAGCTATGACCAAATCGTTTCTGAAGCTGATAAAATTTACAATGAAAAAATTAATTTATACGAAATAGGCTCCGAAAACCCTGAAAACATTTTTGAGGGAATGGAAGATTTTATTGAAGAAAGAGGGAATAACCCAATAGATGAATTTGGCTTAATGGGCCCACACGAAAGAGTTAATGAATTATATGGATCCCTGCTTCGACCCGGAAATATTACGGTCGTTGTTGCAAGAGCGGGGGTCGGAAAAACTCAGTTCTGCATGGACTTCTGCACAAAGGTTTCTGAAAAAAATAACCATGTGCCCATACTTCACTTCGATAACGGGGAAATGAGTAAAGAGGAATTGATCGTCAGGCAATGTTCTGCGTTGTCGGGAGTCCCAATGCATCTCTTAGAGACGGGTAGGTGGAGACAAGCAGGGGAAGATATAATTAACAAAGTTAGACAAACTTGGAAAAAAATAAAAAACTTTAAATTTTATTATTATAATGTCGCAGGCCACTCGATAGAAAGTATGATTAATATTATTAGGAGGTTTTATTTTTCTGAAGTTGGAAGGGGAAATAAAATGATCTTTAGCTTCGACTATATTAAAACTAGTTATGAAAGACAAAACGGAGTAAGCTCCTGGGAGTCTGTTGGAAGAATGGTTGACAAATTTAAACAGCTTATTCAAAAAGAATTATGTTTTAACGAAGGTCCAGTAGTATCCATGCTAACTAGCGTTCAGAGTAATAGATTAGGCATAACAAACAACAGAAACTCAGATAATGTTGTAGATGACGAAAGTATCGTTTCTCTATCTGACCAAATAACTCAATTCTGCTCTCACTTATTTCTGCTAAGACAAAAAACAATGGACGAGATACAATCTGAGCCTGAAGATTTTGGAACGCATAAATTAATATGTTTAAAATATAGATGGTTAGGCAAAGACGTTCATAGAGCGCTTCAGCCTGTCGAAATGCCAGATGGAAGTAAAAGAAAAAATTACATAAACCTCCATATGGAAAACTTCAACCTAGAAGAGAAAGGTGACCTGCAGGATTTGGTCGATAATATCAATTCTGAAGGCGTTCAGGCTGTAGAAGATTTCTTGGAAGAGCTTCCAAACATATGATATCGACAGATAAAATAAAAGAGTGCTTAATTGATCTTGGCTACAAATTAAATGACAGAGGTCCGTATTGGCAAACTAATGCCATCTTCAGAAACGGAGATAACAATACCGCCATACAAATTTATAAAAATACAGGGGTCTGGAAAGACCATGTGCAGGGAAGCGTTTTTTCTCCACTGCAAAGGTTAATTGAAATCACCCTAGGAACCAACGACAAAAACGTAATCAAGAAATACCTAGAAGAAGAAAACCTAGGATCCCATTACAACAAAATAGAATCAACGGAGAAAATACAAATGGACGAAATTTACCCAGAAGATTGCCTAAAAAAACTTTTACCTCATTATAAGTTTTACAACGATCGGGGGGTGTCTGATCAAATATTAAAAAACTTAAAAGGTGGGTTTGCAACAAATGGAAAATTAAACAAAAGATTCATCTTTCCTATTTATAATGAGTTTAATCAAATACACGGCTTCTCAGGTAGGGATATGACGAATTCGGAAAACAGGCCAAAATGGAAACATGTTGGCAAAAAGAAATCATGGATATACCCCCTTTACGCCAACAAAGAAACTGAAAAATCAATCAAAGATACAGGGTCGGTAATACTAGTAGAGAGCATAGGAGATCTCCTTCAACTGAATGAACAAGGGCATTTTAATGTTTTAGTTACATTCGGGCTAGATATCTCAAATAAATTGATTTGCGCGCTAATCTCCCAAAACGTTTCAAAAGTAATTCTTTCTTTAAACAATGACGCTAAATCAGAAAGGAATAGAGGGTTAGAAGCATCAATAAAAAATTATCTTAAATTATTAAATTATTTTGAACCCGATAAAATATTAATTTGTCTGCCTACTGCTAAAGATTTTGGAGAAATGTCTTTAGATGATTTTAATTCTTGGAATAAAAAGTTATTATCACTAGATCCAAGTACTCAACAATCTTTTATATTAAAAGAGATAAACAAAATATCAAAAACAATTCCAAAAACTTTATTAAAAAATAAAAAAATAATAACTAATGAGTGAATTAACAAAATTATCAGCGAGTAGAATAAAAACAGCTCAGACTTGTTCCTGGACTTATTGGTGCAATTATAAATTAAAACTCCCTCAAGCAGGAAATGATGGGTCAAGCAGGGGAACCATATGCCACAATATTTTTGAACTACTCGGAGATAAGCATAAGGCTGAGTTTAATAAAATAATAAAAGAGGGAACGATATGGAATACGAAAGTTGTTGCCGCTCAAGTGAAAGAGGAGTCTGAAGAGTTGAATGTAAGTGATCAAGAAAATTTGCAGCTTATAGATGAAATGATCGTTGCTGGACTTAGGTGTGATTTTTTTGGAGATACAGAAGAAAAGCCTGAAGAAGCAGAGTCGGAAAGATTTTTTGATCTAGAGATAGACAAGCCTGAAAAGGGTATTCGCTATGCAGTTAGAGGGTATATAGACAAACTATTTAAATATAAAGATAATTCTGTAATAATTAGAGACTTCAAAAGTAGCAAGCAAGTGTTTAAAGGGAAAGAAATAACGGATAATTTACAAAATCTAATATACTCTTTAGCGGTGAAACACTTAATGCCAGAAACAGAACCTCAGAGTGAATTTATATTCTTAAGATTCGACCTGGATAAAGATGTTTTAGGAGAGAGGGGCAAAGGTTATGTCAAGATGGATAAAATTAGCGAAGAAGAACTTGAAGGTTTTGAGTATCAATTAACCGAATTTCAAAAATATATAGACAGCTTTGATGAAGAGTGTGCGAAATCTAATTTCGCAGCCAAACAAGATTACCCAAAAGACGGAACCTTCGGGGGTCCTTTAGCTTGTGGAAAAGATGGGTTCAAAATGTCCTATGGCCAGCCGGTTCTAGATAAGTTAGGGGAGCCGATTAAAGCCTTTATTTGTCCATACAGAAAGCCTATGGAATACTATGTATTAAAAGACAAAGATGACAAAATATTAAAAAGTGCATTCGTAGAGAAAAAAGATTCGCTTGAAGCTAAATCTGAAGAGGGAGAAAAAATTGTCAAAATGAACTACGAAGGCTGCCCTCATTGGCAAAACAAAGTTAAAATAGATGATTTTCTCGATGGATAAGTTTGACGCAGCAGGACTTATTATTAGGTTAGGTGAACTTGTTTTACTTGGCAAAAGATCAAAGGTTTGTGAAAACTTAAAGGGGTATTGGTCTATGCCGTGCGGAGCTATAGAGAAAGGAGAAACGCCTCTTGAGTGTTGCGAAAGAGAGTTCAAGGAAGAGACGGGGGTAAGCGTAACGGGCGAAATAAAATATTTAAACTCTTTTTCAATGGAGAATGGAGGAAAATTTTATGCATATTATAGCGATATAAAAGCATTGATTTTTCCAAGTAGTAGTGCGGTAGACGCAGTGGAACATGAAGAGTGGGGGTTTTTTAAGATACAGGAAAACGCTCTACCTTGTCCAATGACGAAAGAAACAAGAAAAACAATTTTAAAATTAAAATGAAAAAAATAATAGTAACAGGAGTCACAGGTCAAGACGGAAGTCATATGGTTGATTATTTATTAAAAAATACTAGCCATGAAATATATGGCTCAGCAAGAAGGTTGAGTGTTAAAAATCATGAAAACATTCTGCACCTAGAAAATGAGTCGCGATTTCATCTAATTGATATGGATTTGAATGATGCACATAGCATGCGCGATGTAATATTGGATATTCAGCCAGACTACTTTATAAATTTCGCAGCGCAATCTTTTGTTGCAGGCAGTTGGAATTATCCGATTCAAACATGGGACACAGATGCTAATGCTGTACTACACATTCTTGAATCTATTCGTCGATTCGCGCCGCAATGTAGATTTTACAATGCCGGATCAAGTGAAGAATTTGGAGATGTCATTTATTCACCCCAAAATGAAGAGCACCCACTTCGACCTCAATCGCCTTATGGTGCCGCAAAATGCGGGGCCAGACATATTGTTCGCGTATACAGAGAGTCTTATAAAATATACGCCATTCAAGGTTGGCTGTTTAATCACGAAGGCAATCGAAGGGGTCTTGATTTTGTAACTCGAAAAATAACTCACACAATTGCTAGAATTAAAATTGCTATAGAGAAAGGTCAAGAATTACCCATATTAAAGCTTGGAAATATAGAGGCCCAAAGAGATTGGAGTGACGCAGAGGATTTTATGGAAGGGGTTTGGCTAATGCTTAACCAGAAAACGCCAAAAAATTATGTGCTTGGAAGTGGAGAAATGCACACAGTTAGAGAATTCCTTAATGAATCCTTAAACAATGCAAACATTCAATTCGAAACTTCTGGAACCGAAGTCGAAGAAAAGTATCATACGACTGACGGAAGATTAATTTTTGAAGTTGACCCTAAATTTTACAGACCTGCAGAAGTTCACGAACTATGCGGAGATCCATCTCTTGCGGAAAAAGAAATGGGATGGAAGAGAAAAACGGACTTTGCCGGACTTGTCAAAAAAATGTATCAAAGTGATTACATGCTTCTAACAAGGCAAAAATAAACAAAATTCGTGTAATTAATATCTATGGAAAAACAAAACAACAATTTCTCAGATAGAGTTTTAAACGCGTTAAAGCAAAAAGTCATTGCTCACAATTTTAAATATGCTCAAAAAACAACGCTTTCTCAATTACAAAAAGTATATCGTCGCGGATCGGAAATGTTCGGCGAGTTTGGTCGGCCGGGTAAATCTCGAGGCCAATGGGCCATCGCCAGGGTAAATATGTTCTTAAAAATGATTCAAGGATCAAGCGTTAAGGATAGCTATCGCAAAGCAGATCAAGATATTGCTAAAGCGGGAATAATTGTCGATGACGGGATTCGAGAGGAGTCTAAATTGTTTAACGAAGAAGATTTAATTAAAGCTAAACTTGATATAAAAAATTACCAACTCCAAGAAGACCCAAGTTTCACGAATGAAATGTGGAGCACTATATTTATTGAGACTGATGAACTCGGATTTGAAGAATATATCGACGAAGAGAGTTGGGCTGCAGAAAAAAATAAAGGCAAAAAATTAAATAAACCATTCAGAACATCTAAAGGCCCTAAGAAATTTTCGGTTTATGTAAAGAATGAAAAAGGGAATGTTGTAAAAGTTAATTTCGGCGACCCAAATATGGAAATTAAACGAGACGATCCCGCTCGCAGAAAAAGTTTTAGAGCTAGACATAATTGCGAAAACCCTGGCCCCAAAACAAAAGCTCGCTATTGGAGCTGTAAAATGTGGTCCAAAAAAAGCGTTACGAAAATGACCAAGGGTGAAGAAGCGGAAAGCGAAACCGAAGAAGAGGTAGAAGAGGTTATTGAAGCTAAAAATGGGCTTTGGGATAATATTAGAAAAAAGAAAAAAAGGATGGGTAAAAAATATAAAGCCGCAAAACCTGGAGACAAAGATCGTCCAAGTAAAGAGGCCTGGAAAAAAGCTCAATCTAAAAAAATGAAAAAAGATTACGCAGCAGAAGATGAATTTAAACCCCATATGATGTATGACCCAAAAACAGGAAAAGCTTATAAAGCTAAAACCATGGAAGATCATTTAAAAATGAAGAAAATGGGATATACTCACGAGAAGCCCAAGGCTTAAAACTTTAACAACTTAAAACCCTAAAACCCCGCTTTATTCTGGCGGGGTTTTTTTGGCACGATTATAGCAAATATAGTATTGCAAACCCAATAATGCGGTCATTATTGGGACAAACTTACACACTACATACAAACAACAATTAAAACAAGGAGACAATATGTCATATTATATTAAAAACAATAATTCTTTAGATTCATTTTTTAATTCTTTATTAGATGATATCTACTATGAAGATTTAAACCCTAAAAGAAAATCCAACATTATAAAAGAAGAAGATCATATCTTAATTCAAATTGAAGCAGTAGGATTAAATAAAAAAGATATAGATATACAAGTAAAAGAAAATATATTACATGTATCATACGAAAACAAAATAAAAGATGATACAAAATATTCACAGCAACAAATATCATTTGGTTCTTTTGAAAATAAATACAAACTACAAAACGACATGGATTCAAAAAATGTATCCGCAACCATGAATAATGGATTATTGAATATAAAAATACCTAAAATTAAAAACAAAACAAGTTCAAGAATAAAAATAACTTGACATTCACTAGAATATAGTATATAATATGGTTCTTTAATATTATGAAGACAACAAAATTAATTATCACAGCCCTCTTGGGGCTTTTTATTAACGTCGCTTCTGCGGAGAGTTTTTCTCTAGGAACAAAATACGCTTCCGATTATTTTTATAGAGGAACACTTCAAGCGGAGGAGTCTATCCAGGCTAACCTCGGAGTTAGCGGACAAGTTTCTGGCTTAAATTATTCTGCAGGAGCATTCACAAATCAGTCTGTTGATGCGGGAGTAGATTCCTACATTCTTAACGGAGGAATTTCCAAAAGCTTTTTGGACTCAATTCTTAATACTTATGTGGGATTAAATCATGTAGAGAATGTTTCTGGAGAAGCGCTCTTGGAGGCGAATATTGGAATCTCGCTTAATACGGTCTTAAATCCGAAATTGAGTTTCTTTAGAAGTTTGGATGATTCATTATACACTTCTGAATTATCTGTTTCGCACGATTTTGATTTGGGAGTTTGTAACTTAGGGGCTTCTGCTTCACTAGGAAACACAGATCTCTCAAACACTCTTGACAACACTTACTATACTGCGGGAGTTACAGCTTCTAAATCTCTAGGAGAAAAAGCTTCTCTTGGGATTAATTTGGTGAGAGTTGACTCAGAAACGATTAGTGCTGAATACGTGGTCGGATTGGGAATCTCAACACAATTCTAACTTATAAAATTATGAAAAATACAATCGATACGATTAAATCATATGCAGGAGGCGTTACAAGCGTGCTTCTGTCAATCATCGGCCTTTTGGTCGTAGCTCAAGTCGTCTTTGGCGAGGGAGCTCCTATTAACGTAATCGGCAATCTACAGGATGTCGTAACAGGATTTGTTGGTCAAGGCGCCTCACTAGCAGGGATAATCACCCTACTCTTGTTGGTCGCGCTACTAAAACCTAATGCAAATAAAGGTTAGGTCAACCGATCATTAAACAATCTAGCCGCCTTAGGGCGGCTTTTTTGTGTAAATATCTATACTTCTATTTAATATCTACCATGAAAAACAAAACATCAAGAAACTTATCATTAATTAGCTTAATACTTGGTTACGCAAGCTCTGCGGCATTTATTGCGTTAATAGTCTTAAATATAAGTGATAAAGAACCTAGGCTTAAGGCCAACTTGTTATTACCGAATGATAGCGTAATCGAAAGTAACGAAACAAAAACCGTGTATGTTGATAGGTTCATCGCTAACCATTCGGACGGATTAAGTAAAGATTGGCATTACCGCAAAAACGAATTTTCAAGAAATGATAAAATCACTGCTGTCATTGGGAGCGATGATGATATTGTTTATGTTGATAATGATGATCGCCATCTTCGCTTGGGTGGAGACAATCGTGGTGGCGCTTTTGGAGGTAACGGAGGAAACGGCAGATTTCGTGGAGGTCGTGACCGAGTTGCGATTGACGACGATGTGGATGTGGGGTTATTGGATCGTAGGCTAGCTACTCTCGATGATGACGAACTAGTTATTATTGAAGATAATGATGATGGTTTAGTGGCTCGATTGGATCGCAAGGATATTGGTTTGGATCGTGGTGGAAATGACCGAGTCAATGTCGGCAATTTCGTACCAGATGCACGCCGCAGGAATTTTAACGATGAAGAATTGGGGGTAGTTGGAGATTTCGACAAAGACGGCGCCGGTTTTGGAAAGGGCACAATACCTGGAGTTGGTAAAGGTTCCGAAATTTATGCTTATAATTTTCCTTCTCAAGGGGTCGGTGCAGGCATAGGTAGTCCAGCAGTAGGTGCCGCTGCAGGTTTTGCGGGGCTGGGCGCTGGCATTGGCCAAGCGGTCATGAATGGTCAGGCGGTTCCAGCGTTAGGGGGAGTGGGGACCTATTTAGATAGTCAAACCAAAGGTATGGGCGGGCCTGCACTTTCGGTTATTCCTGGAGTTTCTGGTGGGCTTGCAGGTTTAGTTGGGGGCGCCGGAGCAGGAGCGGCTGCGGGTTTGAAATCTGGAAGAGTATCCTTTCTTAACTCACCTAAAGCAGGTTACGGCAACGGTAATAACTTGGGTAATCGAAAATTCGACCATTTACCTGAAAATGGATCATTGCATATCATGATTCACGTAGACGGAAGCGGAAGTATATTAAAGACGAGAAAGCGGCTCGAAGTAATGAAGGATACATTGTTAAAAACTGCTTTACTACCTTACTACAACAATGATGAATCTCTTTATTCAAGAAGAGTTACAATTGTAGATAGCTCAGGAGAAAGAACTTTAAAATTTTTCGCTAAGGCTGCAGAAAAAGACAATGTGTTAGCTTTTGTTTTTCAAGACGAAGCTCAGCCAGATTATCATTTGCCGAATTTCAACGAAAAGCCAGAAGATTCATATAAAACAGACCTAAACCTATTAAAATCCGACTTGAATGCATACAAAGGACTCTATAGAGGGGTGATGTTTCAGGTTGGGGAAAAGGTTTTCTCCAAATCTTTTAAGGAGTTTGTGGAAAATGCTTGGCAAGGAAAAGATTACTTAAAAGACTTGAATTTAAAAAAATATCACTGGAAAGAAAACAAGTCGAATATAAACAATAAGAAAGGTGTGGTTTTTATTGATGAATATAATGCAAAAATCGACGGATCGCCAGAATATTATCTTGACTTGATTTTTAAAGCTAGTGAAAAAGCGGGAATAAATCTAGACTCCTACCAAGGAGGACTTAGAGACGGAAAACATTTGCAAGATTAGACTGGGGGTATTATGAAAAATTTAGTTTTATTAATTTTATCATCTTTATTTTGTTCTGGAGATGTTTTATATTTTAATGATGGAAATAATATTAGAGGGGAAATAATAGAATCGAACAGCACGCATGTTGTTGTCAAAAGAAAAGATGACTTCCAACTTTTTAGAATACCTCTTAAACTATTAACAAAAGACAATCAAGCTTATGTGAAAAATAACTTCGCCCCAGGTCACGAAAATTTACCAAAATTTAAAAAACCATTATCCGATCAAGATTTAATTAAAAATTCAAGGTACATAGATCAACTAATCGAAAATAAATTAAGATCTTATAATCAAAGACCTAATAAAGAAATTAATGATTCTTCGTTTTCTAGAAGAGCGTATCTAAAAATAATAGGCAGAACACCTTCTTACAAGGAAGTGAATAGCTTTATCGAAAATAGAGACAAGAATAAAAGAACAAAACTCATAGACGATTTATTGGCTAGCGAGGGATACAATAGTCATTGGTTTAACTTTTGGGCAGATATATTAAGATTAAAAGATAGATTAACTAATAGAATATCAGGAATTCCATATAAAAATTATGTCAAACAATTTATATCTGAAAATAGACCATATGATAAATGGGTAAGAGAAATGCTCTCTTCTTCTGGCCCTGTATGGAAGAAAGGTAGTGAAGGGGTAGGTTATTTTGCAAGAGATGCAGGTATGCCTTTAGATAATATGGCTAACACCGTCCGAATCTTCCTTGGCACAAGTTTAGAATGCGCGCAATGCCACGATCATCCATTTGATAGATGGACACAAAAAGAATTTTATGAGATGGCTGCGTTTACCAGTGGTTCTACAAATCTTAGAAGAAAAGGGGTTGACAATCTCAACCAATTCAATAAACTAGTCAGAGAAGAACAGAAAAGGTTGGAGGAAGCTGGGGAGCCTCAAAAAGTACCTCAAGTTAGAAATGCTTCAAGGTCA